GGATGAAACGCTGGCGGGATGGAAAATCATTTGATTATATCTATGCGATCGAGGCACTGACTACCAACTGCCGCTATCATGTGCATTTGATCCTAAATGACGATGAGTTCCAGCCCGCAGTGGTGCAGTTTCTGTGGACAGCAGGATTTGCAGATGATGTTCCGATCCTTAAATGGAGATATACATACCGGGGAAAAGAGTTCAAGGGATTTTATGGTATGGCGGTATATCTCAACAAGGAGCGGCCGGACGGATATTTTATCCCGCTGGGGAGACATCCATGGAGTGCCAGTAAAGCGCTGCGGGAAAAACTGCCGCCACCGGAACAATTTGAGGATCTGTCTGACCATATCGAGATCCCGGACAACGCCACGGTTCTGGAGTATGATCCTCAAGCCGGAAACGTGTTTGGACGGTATTCTTTGGCCGCATATCTGCTCCCGGAAAAATAGTGCTTTTATTTTAGATAATGATTCTAATACTTGTAATATGGTGTATTTTTGTGACCATCTGAAAGAAATGGAGGAAAAAGCCTTGCAAATGAATAATCAATCTGGTAAACTAACTATCAAGGACGGGATGTATGTCTGCCCCGTTTGCAGGCAAAAGACCAATCAAGCGGCATCCTCGGACACACAGGCCATGAACCTGCGATTGTGGTGCCGCCATTGTAAGACCGTCCATATCGTGAATATTATTTCTGGTCAGTGCTCAATCGTTAGCCGGTGCCGCTAGTTCTCCTGAGGGAGGATGGCTGGTACCGGTTTTTTGTACTTTCCCGGAGGTGATAGCCCGGAACAAAACCAGCCCAGCCAGAATATTGACCTTGGCCAGTGCTTATTTAGCCCGCTGCCGCTCCCCAGAAATGGGGCGGCAGCGGGCTTTTTCTTTTGGGGGATCTCGTGGCTATTTCACCAATGCGCCTGCTGGAACTCAATCAGCTGATTGCAGCAGGTCAAGAGGCAAAATTTTATGACTGGACGGAATGGGACCATACGCGGGAAGCTGTTCTGAATTTGGACAACCACGAGTGCCAGAGATGCAAGACTCTCAAGCGCAGATACCGTAAGGCCGTACTGGTCCATCACGTCAAGCACCTGAAAGAGCGCCCGGATCTGGCGCTTAGCGTGTGGGATGGCAATCAGCGGCAGCTGGTGAGCCTCTGTCGGGCTTGCCACGAGGACGTCCATCCAGAGCGGCGTTGGAGAAAGGCCGTGAAGCGCGAATATGTCACCGCGGAGCGGTGGGATTGATATACCCCCCGTCTGAAAAAACAAAAAAGGCAGCTCCGCCCCCAATCGCATAGGGTCCAGGACAAGGGAGAAATTCTCGCGTCCGCGCGGAGCCGCGGCGCGCGCAGGCGTGAAAATCGCAGTCTGATTTCAAGAAAAGCCGGATTCCTCTCCTGAAATCCAACGAAAATCCCCAAAACCAGCCAATGATTTAAAACCACCCCGAAAAACATCCGGCATGTTCCCCGGCCTTGTGCTGGGCCATGTTTTTCCTCCTTTCGGCCCCGGAGCCCTGCAATTTCGCAGGGCCGGGGAATGGGCCGGATGGCCTCCAGCGTATCCCCCAGCTTTGGCAGCTGGCACCTCATCTCTCTTTCTTCCCCGGTCTCCATGGCCGGGGGATGCGCTGGAAAATACACCGCCTGGCAGCGCCGGGCGGCCCCAAAATCCAATACGCGGCCTATCGGCAGAGGGCTGCGGGAAAGGAGCGGCGGCATGAAAGACGCCACAAGATCAAAAGCCTATCAGGACCTGCGGTCCGCCATGCTGAAAAGCTTGAAAGAACGCGGCCTGGAGTCCAGGGCATACACCGACAAAGTGGATGAGTACATGGACTTCTGGGTGCGGCGGAAAGAGCTGCGGGATGATGTGGCGAGCCGGGGCCTGACGGTGACGGACGACCGCGGACGGGTCTCTGAGAACCGGAGCGTGTCCCTGGAGGTCCAGGTATCCCGCCAGATGCTGGCGATTTTTACAGCGCTGGGATTCAAGCCGGATGAGATCCGGAACGCGCCGGAGGATGACGATGACCTGTAAAATCCCTCCAGAGGTCCTGGACTATATCGAGCTGGTGGAAAACGGCCCATACCGGGCCTGCCCGGAACAGCATGCCCTTGCCTCCTATATCCGTAGGTGCTTTGAAAATGACGCCATCCATGTGGATACACAGCAGCTGGCCAATTATCTGAAGCTGGAGAAGTACTTCCCGTACAAGCTGTTCCCCTGGGAGAAGTTTTTGACAGCGCTGTGGGACTGCACCTATTGGGATGACACCGGACTCCCCCGCTGGGACACGGTATTCTGCATGATCGGCCGGGGCGCCGGAAAGGACGGCTATCTCTCGTTCAACAGCAAGTGCTCCGTATCCCCCTACTGCGAGAGCCGCCGGTATGATGTGGATATCTGCGCCAACCTGGAGGAGCAGGCCACCCGCCCGCTGAAGGACCTTGTGGAGGTCCTGGAGACACCTGGACAGCTGGAAAAGCTTCGGAAGCACTTTTACCACACCAAGGAAGTGGCCCAAGGGCTGAAAAACCGCGGATGTGTCCGTGGGCGGACCAACAACCCAAAAAGCCGGGACGGTATGCGGACCGGAAAGGCCATTTTCAACGAAGTCCACCAGTACGAAAACTATGATAACATCACGGTATTCCGCACGGGCCAGGGAAAGGTCCCCCATCCCAGAGTGGGATATTTCACCTCCAACGGCAAGGTTTCGGACGGGCCCTTGGATGATTTCCTGGCCCAGGGGCGCCGGATCCTGTTCGAGGGGGAAAACGACCGGGGATTTCTGCCTTTTATCTGCTGCCTGAACAGCAAAGAGCAGGTCCATGACCCGAAAAACTGGTACATGGCAAATCCCTCTTTGCAATACAATCCCAGCCTCCTGCATGAGACGGAAAACGAGTATCACGACTGGCTGGAATACCCGGAGCGAAACCCGGATTTCCTCTCCAAACGCATGGGCCTGCGGGTGCAGGCGGCGGAGATCTCCGTGACGGATTATGACAAGGTGCTGGCGACCAACCGAGAGCTGCCGCCCCTGTGCGGCATGAGCTGCACGGTGGGCATCGACTACGCTGAGATCAGCGACTGGGCGGCGGTGAACCTCCACTTCCGGCGGGGAGACCAGCGGTATGATATCAACCACGCCTGGGTGTGCGCCCAAAGCAAGACGCTGACGCGGGTCAAGGCCCCTTGGCGGGACTGGGCCCAGAAGGGCGATATCACCGTTGTAGACGATGTGAGCATCCATCCGGATCTGCTGGCGGGATACATCCAGCAGGCGGCCACCAAGTATATGATCAAGGGCCTTGCCATGGACCATCACCGGTGGACGCTGGTGAGCGAGAGCCTGCGGAAGATCGGGTTTGACCCAAAGGACCGAAAAAATGTGAAGCTGGTACGGCCCAGCGACATCATGCAGGTGGAGCCGGTGATCCAGGACTGCTTTGACCGGGAGCTGTTCAATTGGGGAAATGTGCCCCATCTGCGGTGGGCGGTGAACAACACCAAGCGGGTCCGGGCCAGCCGGACCGTGGGCGTGGAGACGGGAAACTTTATCTACGCCAAGATCGAGGCCAAAAGCCGAAAGACGGACCCCTTTATGGCGCTGGTCGCCAGTATGGTTATTGAGCCGCTGCTTGGGAGCGGCTCGGCGCCGGCGGCGCCATTGCCGGTGATCATTTTGCGGAGGTGAGCATTTGGGACTGAAATTTTTGGAGCGGATCCGGAGCAAGGACGGGCGTGTGGAGAGCCGGGAGATCAGTGTCCGGGAGCTGTGCGGGATGGCGCAGGAATGCGCGGCACGGGAGCTGGCGTTCCACGCCTGCGTGAACATGATCGCCGGGGCTTTGGGCCGGTGTGAATTCCGGACGTATCTCAACGGCAAGGAGACCTTCGGGGAATACTACTGGCTGTTCAACTTTGAGCCGAACACGAACCAGAACAGCACGGCTTTTATCCACAAGCTGGTCTACGAACTGTATTCCACCAATGAGGCGCTGGTGATCCCGACCCGGAAGAAGGATAAGCGGGCGGCCTTTGTGGTGGCGGACAGCTGGGCAGATCCGGATAAGTGGCCGGATAAGATGCGGGAGTATCGGGACGTGATGGTAGGCGACCTGACCTATCAAAAAACGTTTTATGAAAAGGACGTGTTCCATTTACAGCTCCACGGCGTGAATATCAAGCCGGTTTTGGACGGTGTGGCCCGCTCCTATGAAAGGCTGATCCAGGCGGCCATGGGAAATTACACTTTTTCCAATGGGCAGCACTGGAAGATAAAGGTCAGCCAGATGGCCCAGGGGCAGGAGAACTGGATGGAACTGCTCCAAAAAATGGTGAATGACCAGCTGAAGCCCTTCCTGAACAGCAGCGTGGCGGTATTTCCCGAAACAGAGGGATGGTCTCTTGAAAACGCGGATAAGAACGTGGAAAAAGGCCGGGACGCCAGCGACATCAAGAAGCTCTATGAGGATATATTCACATTCACGGCCAATGCCTTTGGCATCCCCCCGGTTCTGCTTCTTGGGCAGGTCCAGGGCACAGCGGACGCCATGAACCGCTTCCTGACCGCCTGCGTGGACCCGCTGGCCGACCAGCTGAGCGAGGAGATCACCCGGAAACTGTATGGCTTTGAGGAGTGGAGTAAGGGCGGATATCTGCGGGTGGATACCAGCACCATCAATCATTTTGACCTCTTTGCCAACGCGCCCAATGTGGAAAAGCTCATCGGCTCCGGTTACAGCTACAACGACGTGCAGCGGGCTGCCGGAATGCCGTCCATCAATGAGCCTTGGGCGAATGAGCATTTCCTGACCAAGAATATTGGAAAAGTTGAATCTGTGTTGAAGGGAGAATCGACCAATGCGTAAACCCCGATATTTTTCCATGCAGCAGACCGGAAAAAATGCTGATATCTATATCTTCGGCGATATCACCTCCTGGGAGTGGCTGGAGAGCGATGTATCCAGCTATACCCTGTCCCGTTTGATCCGGGATATGGATGCGGATGAGATCACCGTACATATCAACAGCTATGGCGGAGAAGTAAAGGAAGGCTTGGCAATTTGCAACAGCCTGAAAAACCACCCCGCCAAGATCCTGACCGTTTGCGACGGATTTGCGTGCAGCGCCGCCAGCGTGGTGTTTATGGCGGGGGATGAACGGATGATGAATCCTGCGTCCCTCCTCATGGTACACAACGCCTGGTCCAGCGCCAGCGGAAACGCGGCGGAGCTGCGAAAAGCGGCGGATGATCTGGATGTGATCTCCAAAACCGCGGCGGAGGCGTACAAGGCGAGGATCAATATCTCCGAGGAAGATCTGACGGCTCTGCTGGACAACGAGACCTGGATCGCACCGCAGGACGCGGTGGACTGGGGCTTTGCGACCGGGATCCTGGAAGAGCCTGCGGCGGCGGGGATCAACCAGTCCGCCAGGAAGTCCGTCTATCAGGCGCTGACGGGACAGCTGCTCCCCA